CGTTGACGTCGTTGTCCGCTGTGCCTGGGCGCAATTGCGTCTTCAAAAGACGAATAGCAGTTGGCTCAAGTGCAGGTGGAACGATCAAGCGACGACCGCGCGCAAACACCTTCAGGCCAGCCTGATCACGGAAGCCCGTACGGATGCCGATCATTGCGTTAAGCAATGTTGCTTCGTTGAGCTGAACGTCCGTTGCAGGACGGTTAGCAACAACGCCACCGTCGATCGGATGGTTGAACGAGCAAAGAGCCTGGCCGTCACCGCCAACCGCTGGGTTATAAACCGTTGCAGTGTTGAGCAAGTTTGCGCCATAGATCTCTTTCGTTTGCGCGAAAGATTCCATCAGGCCCAGGTTGGATGGAGCGAACTGACTCTTGTAGAGGTTATCGTCCACAGCCTTGCGCGTTATACTGTAGCCCAAAGCCAGTTCCGTATGCTCTTGATTATATACGAAACGCTCACCTGACGCATTGTCGAACGCTGTCTGACCGCCTTCGTTTTTCAACTGAGCGAGACCGAGGTAACGCATTTCAGCGGTACGCTCGACAGCCATTTTCGAGTCATGCTTGGTGAAGATCTTGTCGTACTGACTTGGGATCTGCTCGTACTTTCCTTCAATGCCGCGAAGGCCAGGAAGGAGCAGGTCTTTAATCTGCGAGAGATTAATTGACATGTTTCATTCTCCCCTTACGCGATGCCGGTCACAGCGCCGTTATTGCGCGTGATGACGTTGTTGAAGGCGACGATCACGCGGTTGTACGGTGTCGTCGGATCGGTGCCAGGCGCTCCGGGTGGGAACGTGTCGAGAGCAACGATGCGGAAAGGAAGAGTCGCAGCCGAACCTACGTTCTCAACATAAGCGCCGGACGTACCGGTGTTCACGTTGCCAACGCCAGCATTGAACTGGATGTTCTGACCGATCTTCGAAGCGTCAATTGCTGTCGCGCCAGCCTGTACGAGGAACTGCGCATTCGGATCGTTGATGAGGTAAGCCTCAACATCGCCGTTAGCGTCAGAGCCCGGCCAATAGCGGGACCAAACAGTGTGCTTCTGGCTGACAGAAAGATATTTGCAGCCAATGAAGATGCCAGCGATCGTGTCTGTGCCTGGCGTGCCTTGCTTAATGTAGCCATTAGCAGGCGTCACGAAGTCAACGACGTCGCCGTAGAAGATTGGAGTTGTATTGTTTGCAGCAATGCGCGCAACGACTTGCTCATAAGTCGGTGACGAACCGGTGCCGCGATATTGTAGGAACCCAAACGGCGTATTCAAGTTCGCCATGACGGATTCTCCCTATTACGGAAGACTCAGTCATCACACAGCGGGGCGAATCCTGTAGCCTAATGATAGAGCCGACAGTGCAGCTCTGGGTTTAACGCCTCACAGCGGGGAGGCGCGACAGCATTTAGCTCGTTGAAAATTATTATTAGTCCACCGAGCTGTAAAGAGCGGCAACGATGCCGCCCTTCATGTCGAATCCGATATCAATCTGGAATCGGTATCGGCGCATAACCCTTCTTAATTCGTGGCTTCGCTTGCGCATGGTCGCGCGGCAATGTGCCATCAGGCGTACCGGCAATTGCTTGCTCTTTCCAGCGTACCTGATCACGAGCGGCTTTCAGCTCTGCCTGGGTGTACTCGTCGTAGATCTCGCGCGGAATGCGCATGAGGATCGAGCCTTTCAGCATAATGGCCTCGCCATCGTAATCGCGTGGCATCATTTCTGGATGCTCTTCGAGCGGTACAGGCTGCCACCCACGCGCCTCAACGGACATCATGTTTGTTACCTGGCGCTGTTCATAGACGGACCAGGTACACCACTGATATTTCCAGCCTGGCTTCTCAATATGAGAGACGTCGAATTCGTCTTCGCTTGCATGGAACTTTAGCCCATGATCGCGGAGCTCTTGCGCGCGTCGTTTAGCCGATGCAAGCGAATCTTCTTCGCGCAATGGCGGACGCGCTGGCCCCGCTTGTTTTGGCGCGACGTTTTCATCGCTTTCGTGACGGCGCTTGAGCACCACCTTGATCTTGTCTTCTTCGCTCATTAGCTCGCCCTTTTCTTGTCGCGCATTTTGTTCGCGTAATATTGCTCATCAGTGAGGCCGGATATCTTTGCGATCTCACGCTCCTCTGCCGACAGCGTGATCGTACCTCTACGCTGACCGCCCCTGGAAACAGGCGCAGATGGCGGGGATACAGATCGACGCGCCTGGGGAGCCGATGCGCTCGACATTGGTCCATCATCGTCCTCGTAATCGTCGTCACGTTTTGCGCTGCGACGCGGTGCGCCACGCAACCCGACCTCTTCTTCGATGAAGGCAAAGTAATCAGGCGTATCGACAGTGATGCCGAGTGCTTGCGACTTGGTATGCGCCGCTTTCACAAGCAAGTCATTGCGACCCGTTGATAGGAAGTCGCGATGCGCACGAATCCACGCAGCCGACGATGGCGACATCCTCGATGCAGCATCTTCGATTGGGTCAGCAATTGGAGGAGCAACCGGTTGGACCGGACGCTTCATCTCGTTCTCTAGCGCATCCTTGCCTTTGTTGAGACGCTCCAGGTAATTCGCAGTGACCAGCATTTCTTTCTGGATCTCTGCTTCTTTCTGGTAATCGCCCATGCTCTTGGCTTCAGCCCAGGCAGCCATGAGAGACTTCTCACGTTCACTAAGCTGATTGATCGTGCCAACAATCTGGTTGTAGTTGGCGTTCTTGGCCTCTTGCGAGCTGCGCTGCGCCTCTATCTGCGCTTGATACGCACGCTGTTCTGCCTCTGCACGCAAACGCTGCGCCTCTTCTACCTGGCGCTTTTGCTCTGCGAGACTGCGTTTTAGCTCTTCGATGCCGTCTTCAGGATCAATCCCGTCATCTTCTTGCGAGACAGAGTCGGTTACTTGATCGTCGATGTTGTCTTCAGCTTCTGCCTTTGGATCAGCGTCAGCATTCTTTTCGTCAGCCATAGCGCCCTCCATCAGTAAACCGTGTCACAGTCGTTGATCAGCATTTTGATCGACGTATCTGCGACAAGACGACAGAGAACGCCGTTCACCAGCATGCTCGTTGCGGCAGCCGGTGGCAGTACGACCCAATCGTGCAGTTTGACTTCGATGCCCTGGAACCATGTTCCATCTTCATCGTGGAATGCGCTTGAACCGAGCTTTACGATAAGCCCGACCTTGCTCTGATAACGATCTTCATCGACCGTCTTGTCAGAGAGGTGAAATTTCTTGCCGCCAAGCGTCATCGTCGTCGGGCGCTGATACACAGCAACCAGGACGTTATTGTTGAAGACCTGTATGCCTGATAGATCTCCAATGTCTGCTAATAGTTTTTCTTTTGGATCGACCTCGTGCTCGATCTTTACATACGCCATTGTCCACTACTGGTTAGGATACTCGTTTACGCGCCAATCTTCTTGTTCGTGATGTGAGCTGCCTCATCCATCAGCTCCAAGGCTGTGCGCAATCCAACGATTTTTCCAGTAACGTGCCGATAATCTTCAAAAGATTTCAACAGACCTGTGGCCATCTCGTCTTTCAGGCGGTCTAGCTCATCTGCAAGAAGAACGCGCAGCTCGTTCTCGTAGACGTCAAATCTCGTAAAGCTTCCCATATGAATCCCTGCTTGTGGAAAGAGCGGATCAGAACCCCCTGCTCCGATCCGCTCCAGCTCTCGCCAGATGTCCGCCCTTAACGCGAGAGACTACTCTTAGATTGCACGCGCTTTCTGCAAGCGACCAAGTCCAGAACCAGCGCCAGCCATTACCCGTCCGCCAGCCTTGCGCATTGGAGGAGGAGCGCCTGCGCCTGGAGGCATTGGCATTCCACCTGGAGGCGGCATTGGAGGAGCACCTGCGCCTGGCGGTGGCATCATTGGCGGTGGAACAGCGCGAGGGGGAGCAGATTGCGGTGCTTGCGCAGCCGCGTCTTGTCCGCCTTGAGGCGCAGCAATGACGATATTGATATTCGTCTTGCCACTCTTTTTTCCTTTGCCTTTATGATCGCCATTGAGCGTACCGCCGAATGCGCGTTTTGCACGACCGCCACGATTCATCTTATCGTCAGCGTCATTGTCGTTCTCTTTGTCTGGGCCGTCATTCATCGTACCGCCGCAAGCACGCTTGGCGCGACCGCCGCGCTTCAACGCTTCACCGCTGTCGTTTGTGTCTTCATCAGACGCCATCGTATCGGCAATTGCTTTATCGTCGAACTCTGGATCCTTGACGTCCACAGGCTTTGTCTCTGGCGCAGCCTTCATCGGCTTAACGTCTTTCTTCGGCGTCAATGCTTTCTTGACGGCAGAGACCTTCAACGCGTCATCAGCGCCTTTCTGTAAAGACATGCTTTTTGGCGAGCCAACCTTTGTGGCGATCTTTGAAGTCTTCTCAGATGTCAGCCCATTGATTGTTGTCTTCGCTTTAATACGGCCGCCAGCTTTGCGTGCAACGCGATCGGCGCGCGCTTCGGCAGCCTTGCCTTCGACCTTGCCGCCAACATTGAATTTAGGCTTCGTTGTTGGCTGTTTGCCGGTTTTCTTATCTGCATCAAATACGCCAGCTCCATAGAAAGGCTTTTGCGAATTCGATCCGCCAGTAAGACGCGCAGCTTTTGCTCTCGCATTCTCCTGGGATTGTTTTCCTGTAATTAACGACATCGTACTTCTCCAGAGATTAAAGCGGCGTCCCGCTATCAACGCTTGCGCGCAGATCCTTTTGTTACTGGTAACGTCCACCAATCCTCGATCTCTTTCTTGCCGGTATCGACAAAGTGATCGTGGTTGTGGAATTGTTCCATGAATGTAGCTTCATCGACGCGCGGCTTAACGCGTCCACCCTTCGCAAACTGGTTCTGATCAGGAACAGAGACGGTGTCGCCATGCTTCTTTGGGTTGTAATCCCAGTAGAAGCCTTTCGAGTTGCGCGGCGCTAATTCGGCAGACACACCCTGGTTCTTTTTGCCCAGGCCGATGATCACGCCTTGCTCGCCATCTGGCGTCTTGTCATGCGGTCTAAAGTCATGCGTATCGCCATCGACAACCTTGTACCGACGACCGGTTTCTTCGTCGTGGATCCACTCTGGCTTAACATTCTTCTGACTGAACGGTACGGCAACATTGTCGCCGGCATCTAATCGCGCGCGCATGCCGTTTGGTCCGAGCCAATTAGCATTCGGATTGTGTACCGCTTTCGTTGATATGCCGGAGCTCGAATGCGTCAGATGATGGTTTGAATCACGCGCAACCAGACCTGGCACCTTGGTGTAGTCGTAGAACGTCGCCTCTGGCAGGGCATCGCGGAACGGTTTCCATACGGATGGGTGCAAGTCAGAAAGCGTGTTCAGGCGCGCGCCAAGCAATGCGCCTTTCATGTTGGCCTTGTGACTCGTACTGTTCAGCTCATCCAACAACCGTACCGCAAATGCGCGAGGTTCTTGCATCATGGCGATCGTGCGCGCCATGCTGTTACCGCGCGGCAGATTCCACTTGTAACTATCGTTCATGCCGCCTTCGAGCGCGTAGCCGCCTGACTTTTTGCCCAGGCAGTCAAGCCAGCATGGTGCGTGATGCGAGCACAGATTCATTTTGCCCCACTGCATCGCAGGAGACAGTGACAGACCCCAGGTGTCGATACCAAGGCCGCCTGGCATAATCGGTCCGAGCTCTTTGGCTGACTTTGCAAGCTTGGCGTTTTGCGTCAGCAAATCAATTGGCTCGCCATCCTTCTTGCCGATGTATGGGAGAAGCTTATCGAGCGCAGCCTTGCTGTTAATCGCACGATCCATGCGACTCATATTCAGATGCTCTTTGACAGCGTCACGGAAATTGCCGGCGAGCGTCGATGGCGTCTGAATCCTGGCAGGCTCATTCATACGATCAAAGAACAACGCGCTTTCTGGAATATCCGTATAGCCATTGCCGCCCAGGATATGGCGGATCGTTGGCGTATCAATCTCGTTGGGGCGTATGATCTTTGGCGCAACAGGCTTGAACGCTTCGCCGACCTTTGTTGTATCAGCAACCGCATTGGCAGCTTTGGCTGCATCAGCAACAGCATCAGCGCCCTTGAGAGCCTTAGCGCCCTTGGCGACTTTGGCAGCCACACCGCCTGCGCCAGGCACAAGCGCGCCCATCGCCTGGAAGCCAGCGTCAGCGTAATTGCCCTTGCGGATATTGTCGTATAGCGACGGATTATAACCGCCTTCGCCATCTGGCATTGCGCCGAGCGCGTCTTGTACGCCGCCAGCATTCGTCATTCCGTAACCCGTAAGAGCCGCCTTGGTTGCGGTCTTAGCGCCAGCGTCAGGATCGTATTGCGGCACCTGTTTCTCACCCGTATTGAGCTCTTGCTGCACGAATGAATGCGCGTCGGGTTGCGGACGGTTTGCGATATCGAGTGCTTCGTTGATGTGCTCTTGCGGATTGTCGCGCGCCATGATCGGAAGGTCGTTGGCGTACTTCTTATGCGACTCTTCTGGCGCAGGCATATCGTCTGGCGCGAACGACACTTCACCGTCTACTGCGCCATTCGTTGCATAGCCGCGTCTTGGAACAGCGCCGCCATCAGCGCGATAATGGATGTCTGCCGGATCAGCAAAGTGCTCGGTCTTTTTGTTGCGCTCATACGGCGTTAATGGGATCGTCAGGTATGGATGGTTCTCATCCAGACGACGCTCTTCCATCGTCATCTTTTGACGCAGTTGCGTATTGCGCGACTGTGCCTCGCCGCCATTAAGCAGGTAGGTCATTACCTGGCTGTATGTTTTATTGGGCTCTGAACCAGTCTTGTCTGACTTATTCCAGCGTTCCCAGTGAGGACTCGTTGCAGGATTCTCGCCGGCATTCTTCCAGTTGTCGCCCTTGCCTTGCCAATCTTCGTGCTTTTGGATGTGATGCTGGATCTCATGCAGAAGCGTCGTCAGGCCTTCATTCGGCGACATACCGACAGCCTTTTTCAGCGCAATGACATTCTCTCTTGTGCCATCGGGCTTTGGGTAAGACTCATGGTGATACGCGCCGCGCGCGCTTGGATCGAGCAGCTTCTGACGTCCGCTGCTTTTGTTTGGCGGATCAATATAGACGAGCGTGTCTTTAAGATGCGGATAGGCGTCATACAGCTCTGGATGATCGAGCATCGTATGAAGCGGAGCCATGAAGCCAGACTTGTTTGCTCTGTCTTCCAGATAACGACGCAGCGCAGGTTCTGAGACATTCGGGTTCTGGGTTTGCAACGACGGGAGATCAGCCTCAATCGAATGCGCCAGGCCTGCTTTCGGGTTGTACTTCGCCGTGTTGTCAGCAATCTCAAACGCCCAATCAGGTTTGCCGTCTGGACCCCAGGCATGCCAGCCGGTATCGCGCGTGATCTTGTCCATATAGGCAGGCTTCTCTTGTATCTGCCCTTCAAACAAATCACCGTATGGCTTTGGCTTTGTTGTGCCCGTCGCCATCTCTTGCGCGCGCTTTAATGCATCGAGGTCTGCCGTCTTTGCACGTTGGCCGGCGAACATGCCGATTGCGCCATCGGGCACCTTGTTAAACGCCGTACCTGAACCAAGGCCCATCATCGAGATGCCGACGGCATCCTTCACTGCCTGGTCAGATGCACCAACGCCTCTACCGCCGCTTGGATCATACTCGCCACGCAACGCCTCTCCAGGCTTCTTGACCTGATCCCACATGCCATTGGCAATATCGCCAGCCATGCCTGCGCCCATTGCGCCGTAGCGTTTCATCGGCTCTTCGCGCGGATCATGCGCGATGGCGTAGAGATCTGTGCCGTTGTCTGGCTTTGGATAATGCTCTTCGATGGATCTGCGCTCTGGGGCTGGCGCAAACTCTACTGACTCGCCAAGCGCACCGTTGTTCTTGTCACGCGGATCAAGATCGTCACTGCCGCCATCAGCAAAACCGATGCGTCCGCCTCTGCTTGCAAAATCTATCGCATCAGCAATGTCTGAACCGCTATCAGCGACGTCAACGCTATCGCCGCCATCATCAATCACATCACTCGCGTCTGATGAGTCCAAGCCATCAGGCTTGCGTACAGGCAGATCTGACTCAGGCGTCATGCCGCGCGATGGCAGATCTCCGCCAGACGGCACATTGCCCTTCATCCTGTCGATATCGGCAGGACGCGGCGGCGGCATCGGCACGCGACCAGCGGCGGCATCAGCTTTAGCGGCCAATGCTTCTAGGTCGTCAGGGCGCTGCATCGGGCCCTTGGCTGCGATCTGATCAATGCGGTTATCAGACACGCCGTTTGGCGTACCGCTATTGTAGTCGTAGTTGGACATCGACTTTTCCCACTGACCAGGCGGGAAAGGATTGCCGTTGTTTACGCGCTGAGTAATAGCGTCGCTGTAGGCAAGGCGCTGCGGCATAGAAGCAGCAAGGTTTTTTGGCTTCTCCCATTCAGCGCCGACAAGTGCTGTGGCCTGATGCGGATCTGTCGCTTGCTGGATCTGGTTATCAGCGCGCGCAATGACGGGGTTATTGGTACGCTCTTCGTTGAAGAATTGATTTTGCGCCTGGGGCAGCTTCCATGCTGGACCGTCAGAGTTGTTGAAATTGGCATTCGAATAGTTGATCAGGTCTTGCTTGCGCGGACCATCCCATTGTCCCTGGCCGATTGCCGGTCCGTTATTCTGCGCCTGGCCAAAGTTAAGGCCCGTTGGTGATTGTGCTTCTTTCGAGAAGTTGGCCGCATAACCATTGGCGGCATTGGGCGTCATGTTGCCGGAGTTAAGCTTGTCGTAATAGACCTGCATGCTATTCGTGAAATCGTAATTCTTCGGTATCCCATTTGGGCCCGTCGAAATCGGCGTCATGTTAGCGAGCTGGTCGATGTTATGCGGCGCAACGCCACCGCGTTTCATATGATGCTGAACAACATGCAGCGCATCGAGGATTGCCTGGTGATGATGCGCAGGTATCGGTCCGCCATTAGCGTAACCGTTCGCCAAACCTGACAGGAAGCCAGACATATTCGCCTGCCCTGTCAAGTTAGACTCGTCCAAGAGATTGCCCTGGCTGGCTAGGTCCGTGCTGTAATCACCAAAGCTTGGCGACTCCATACGCGTACCGCCTACTGGACCTGCAACATTGTTGCGCATGGCTTGCGAGTTATGGCTGGAAGACATGCTCCCACCATTCAAGCCACCAAATCCAAATAAGCCGCCAGAGCCTGACATCACGCCACCTCTTCGCCTTTAGGCCAATTAACCAGGCTGACCGCTGCGCTGTAGATGTCGGAGTAAACGACTTCACCGCTTGGCAGGCGTGCAAGGAATTGCTGCGTCACTGGACCGCGTGCAGGCGCAAACCAATAGATTGCGCCGCTTGCATTGCCGCCATTCCAGGCCTGGTAATAACGGAAGCGAACAACGTCGATCCAGAAAGCGCGCGCATTCTGATACTCATCGTACTTGCGCTCGAACTCTACGCGCTGATCGCCATAGGCAACGCTCGGCGGTATGCACTGATCGAACACAAACGCAGGCTCATTCTCGTAAACGCTGCCAATTTGTTGAACATCGCCCCAACCTATCGGCGGATCCATGACGACAACCTTGGTGTCGCCCCACCATTTGCCAGGCGATGGATAATCATCACGATACTCGGCAATGCCAAAGCCTTCGCGATATTCATAGAACCAGCTATCGCGCCAGGAATACGATCCGTCTTTGGCGACGTCGTACTCTTTGTAGCACATCGCCTTTTTCTCGGCGTCGTAGAAGATCTCGGCATAGAGATGCGGCGTCTCAGGCTTGATGCCCGTGTAGTAGTAAGTGATCTTGCCGCCGTGCGTGAATAGCGGCCAGTAATCCTTCATGCTGACAGTTGCAGTCATCACGCTGTTTCCTTCTGCGCGAGGTAGTCAGCGACGCTGATCTTGAGCGACTCAGTTGAGGCGCGCGACAAAAACATCTCGTTCTTTTCCTGCTCGTTGAACTCGATGACCTTTGCGTCGGAGCGTTCCCATGTCGTGAACGTGCCATCAGGATTCTGGATAATGAATGCTACGCCGACCGGACCAAGGTTCTCGGCCATCCAATATCGTGCGCCGCTGATTTTCGTTCCCCACTTCTGGGCATACGAGAAGACCAAGACATTCTTGTACTCAATACCGTGCCACGTCGTGAACGTCGGCAGGAACTCTTCATACACAACCGTCTGCTCGGCAGATGCGATCGTGAAAGGCTGACACTGCCAAGGATCTGTTTCGACCTTGTTGTAGTAATTGCCAGGCACATATTCGACATTGCCCCAGCCAATTGGCGGATCCATCACAATGATACGACCATCTGGATAGTCATCACGCCACTCAGCAACGCCGAAGGCTGTGCGGATCTGCATGAACCATTTGTTGAGGAACTGCGCATCAGCGGAGTAATTCTCCTGCGCCATCGAGCTGTGGTTGCTGTCGAAATAAAAATTCGTGGTGTAGGGAGCGACAGCGCCATCCTTGGTTGAATACTGGAACTGCCTCAGACCGGTAAAAAAGAACGGCCAAAAATTGCCAATGTAAATCTGCATCGGATCTGCCTTATCGCTCATGCCGCAACCCCTTCCATCTCTGCTTGTTTGTCGAACAGCACATTGACGACTGTTCGATATTTTGCTGCACGCGGTGATGCGCCTGCATGCAATCGGTCTGATCTGAAAAGGATCGCCCTGTTCTTTTTCGGGCTTATGCGATGCGCCAGCTTCAATGGCTCATCAGTGAAATCACGCTCTTCAAACAGAAACGTGTCGCCATCCGCGTCGTTGGCGTAATACAGCAATGTCTCTGCCGGTGTTTTCAGATCTGGATGCGGAAAATGATGATCATCGACGCCGACAGTTGCATCTTGCATCACCATATTCGCTTTCATGCGAACGAGTTGTGACGCGAATCTCTTGCCCGTCTTCTCTTCAAGCGCGTCAATCAGCGGCTTGAACTTGGCGAAATAGTTCGAGATGCCTTTGTTCTGATAATGCCACAGCATATGCGAAAACTGTGGGCGATCGTTGCAGCCATACTCTGGATGCGTCTCAATATCCTGTTTTGAGCATGTCCCGAAATTCAGAAAATACCATTGGAAATCATAGCCGGTGAGAAGCGACTCAAGCTCATCGGCCTGAGACGCTGGGAGGAAATCGTCCATGACGATCATCACTCACCCTCGTTGGGATATGCCGGTGTTGTACCAGGGACAGGTGCTTCTTGACCTTCAAGACGCTGCAACATGCCCTTGTCGAGATATTGGTTTGCAACCTGCTCGCCACCTGGCGTTGCTGCAATCTTCTCTGCGAGCTGAACAGCGGCAATGCGCTCTTTGCTTTCACGGTCACGCTGACGGTTTGTGGCGTCAATGATCGCAGCTTGATGCTTGGCGATCGTTTCCAGATTCTGCGCATGCAACGTCGCATGCTGAGACTGCATGTCGTTGTCACTGTTAAGGCGGTTTGCATGCAGCTCGGCCATCTTGAGCTGGGCCTCACGCTGATGCGTCTCGCCTTCCATCTGCAATTCAGCCATCTTGGCCTGGAGCTCTTGCTGCTTCAGTTGCAATTCAGCCATTGCGACAGGATCAGGCTGCCCACCTGGTTGCGGTGCGCCATCCTTCTGCGCCTTCAGCATATGAGCCTGCGCCGTCATGCTCTTGGCGTCGGCTTCCTGCTTCTGGATCTTGAGCATCGCAACCTGCGCCTGCATCTCTGGCGGCGGCTGATCGCGCTTTTCTTCCGGCTGCATGAATTGTTCTGGATTGCTCCAGCCCATTGCCTTTAACGCAGCAATGTCGATTGCCACCGGGTCGTAGAGAGAAGGATTGCCGGCCTGCAATTCTTTCAGCGCGAGGACTTTCATCTGACGCTGTAGTTGGCTCGCCGTGTTTGGATCAGCTTGCGGTACGAGCTCATATGTGTTGATCGCACGGATAAACTCTTGTTCTGTCCATTTGCGCGCCGGACTCGACTGATCGTGCATGAACGACTCAGGATGCTCGCGGAACGTGCGAACCAGCAAACGGAATTCATCAGCCTGGGCGCGATGCAGACGCTTATGAACGCTGTTCATCACCTTGGTTGATTGATCAATCATCGCCAGCGTCGTGCCAACAGGCGCATCCTGCCTGCCTTCGCCCACAGCCATCTCTGCCGTACCGCCTACGCGCTGTCCTGTTTCAACCATCGCTTGTACGAGGTTAAACATGGCCGGCCCTGGCTCTTTATACGGGAGCGGCATCACAGCCTGGCTGATCGGTGCGCCGCCAGTGCGAACCATCGCAGCGCCGCCAGGCGGTACACGAAACTGATTTGTTTGCTGGCGCGCGCCGCTATCTGCAATCAGAAAGCCTGGGAAATTCGCAAACATGCCGGCGTCGAGCATCTCGCGCCACATTGCTGTTACTGCTTGCGTCGTGTTGCCCAGTATATGGAGGAGACCAATATCGTAAAAACCCAGACCGGGAACAAAGCTGTATTTGACAAAATTCTTGCGTGCTCTTGGAAGGACATCGCCTGCTTCGCCCGTCGGCTCATCATAATTCCTGACAATGGAAAGGATCTCACGGCTGGAGACGTCGATCGTGACGCGGTACGGGATCTCTAGCCCGGTTTCTTTGCCCTTGTGCTTGTGCTCGAAGCCAAGGATATCGAGCTCGCAATAGCATTCGTAGATCTCACGATCTCTGTCCTCTGGGTTCATTGCATCTGGCGCAATGCCTTGGACGTTAGCTTTTTCTTGCTGAACACTATCCTGGTCTGACTGCATCGGCGTAGTCAGATCGACGTCGCGATAAACGCCGAGGATCTGCAATCTCTTCACAGTGCTTGGACGCATAAACACACGATGCGTGACGCGCCTGGCGTCTTCCAGCGTCGTTGCCGCGTTATTGACGATCAGGTCATTGGCATCGACTGACTCAGAAACAGGACGATTGCGCAGCGGACAAAAGTAAACCTTCTTGAAGCTTGTGCCGCCAAAGCCAAGCATGAACAGCATGCGATCCGTATCTGGATAATACTCTGTCGCCGTGTCGGTCAGGTAATGGTTGAGATCGTCCTCAAGATCTGTGGCGAGCTCATCGTTCTCGATTGTTGAGCCGCCTGCATAGTCTACGCGGATCTTTACCGGACCGTCAGTCGGCAGCAATTCAGATCGAGCATTCGATTGAAAGCGCAACACCGCTTCTAGCAAGAGCGGATGACGGACCTTGGACATGCCTTCGATCGGTGCGCCGTCGCCAGATCCCTGGCCTGTTTGGCTATCGAGCTTTAAGCCAAGGAGTCGGATGCCTTGCGCGCGGTCGTCGACCCAATCGCGTCGGCTATCCAGGTCGTCTTCAATGCCGCGTAGGAGATCGTTGGCGATGCGTGACAGCTCGTTGCCGTCAATGTCCTCAACAAGGTTTGCGAACCACTCAGCGGCTTTCTCTGCCGTATCGTCTTCATAGACAGGCTTGCCGTCGAGGCTAATCGTGATTGAGCCATCGGGATGCTCAACGCGCAGAAGAGGCTTGCCTTCGAAATCGGGAAGATCATCGTTCGCCGCACTATCTTGCGGAGCATCGTCGATCTTTGTACCGCCAAGGGCGAGATCACCAAGACCGTTTGATGCTGGTAAGCTATGCTTCAGACCAGGCGTTAAAGACATTCATCATTGTGGCTCGATACGCAGGCACGCTGTGACAATGCCGCACTGTACTGTCAGTCACCTGGCAGAGCAACGAAGCGATTAGACTATACTGGGTACAACGGCGGTGGCGGCTTACCAGAATGCGATCGCATGATATCGAGCATGTTTGTGTGCTCTTTGCCGCGCATAAGGACTCCGCTCTTGCGCGCCCAGGTCAGCGCCTGACTCACCGTATCGACCAGGTCATCATGTTTGGCTTTCGGAAAGCTTGCCACCTGATTGATTGTGACGTCGGCCCAGGGACGATCTGGTGCAGAGATCAGACCATCGTTGAATAGATGCTGGACACTGTACAACCTGGAGAGCTTGTCTTGATTCTTTGGATCAATCAGCGTGACGCCAAAGTCTTCATGGCCATACACACGCCGCAGCTCTTGCGCCACGCTATGGCCGGCAGCCTTGTTCTCGATCAGGAGCACGTCGATCTGATATTTCTTGCAGACGTCTGCGACACGCTCGACAAGCTCATATAGCTCCAGGCGTTCTGTCCAGGCGTAGATCATCATCATCTTGGTGTGCTCTTGCGTGTATTGGCGCTTTAGAGCGGCTTCTACCTCTTCATCCTTGTTGATATACCTGGTCGGTGCTTGCGCTGTTTGCTCGCCGCCCGTGTAGAAACCCCACACCGTCATCGCACTCGGATCGTTCTCTTCTTTAAGCGTATAGGCTGTATCTAGACTCCCGATGACGAGATCGAAGTTGGGATACTCTGGCTTGTCATGTAGCACCCAGGCGTCACGCGGTATAATGCCTCCTCCACGCGGTACAGGCGCTTGCTGGTTTTGACCAGCGGTCGCCCACTTGCCCATGACGCGCTCATCGCGATCGACAACCTCTTCGGGGAAGCGATCAGGAAACAGGAGCTGTCCCTCGTACGTCCTGGGGTCTTCATAGCCAAGCTTGGTTGGCATGATACGCGAGAGCTCTGCGCGCATGGGCAGCATGATATGATCGTAGCCGAGCTGCTTATCCAAGATTACGCCCGATATGTCGTCCTCTGCCAGGCGCTGACATATCACCAGGATGGCGCTTTCCCTGGGGCTAGAGAGACGGCTTGGTACAGCCTCAAGGAACCAGTCTGTTGTTGTCTGCTTGATCTGCGCAGACATGGCATCCGTCACCGATAATGGGTCATCGCATACGACTCTGTCAGCGCGCGCGCCGGTAATTGAACCGGCAGCCGCGGCCATACGCCAACCAGTCGAGGTGTTCTCGAACCTGGTCTTCTGGTTCTGGTCTGAGGTTAGCTTAACGTGAGGCCAGAGCCTCTGATACCACTCGCTCTCGATAACGCGTCGCATGCGCAAGCCATCGCGTATGGCCAGATCCTGGCTATGCGAGACGCAGATATAGCGCATATGCGGCATGTTCTTTGGCCCCCATTCCCAGAGCGGCCAGAAGCAGTTCACAAGCAGGCTCTTCATGCAGCCAGGGGGAATGTTGATCAGCAATCTGTTGTATGGCGTGCCATCATCCAGCGTGACGCCATTTGTGATCGACTCCAGGTGATAGCAGATGAACTGTATATGCCAGTTAGGCGAAAACGGCATGGCAGGCTCGATGATCGGCCAGCACTCCTGGATAAACGTATAGAGATCGTCCCGGCAATTTGCGCGCACCAGATCATCGTCTATCTCGTCAACGTCGATATTGCGAAAGCTTGGATCGAGATCCGCCAGGCTCATCAGTGCATCCTGGCTTCAGACCACCGTGCGGAGCCGATAGAGCCGGCTTCTGACATGGACAGGTAAATGACGCCTGACAATGCATCACGCCATTGCTCGGCTGTTCTACGGTCTGGAGCATCATAGCAAAGCAGCCTGGTTGCAACGGCAGCCAAGACCTTCAGGCTTTCCTCTCCATCGAGACCATGCATATCGAGTAAGGCGTAGATCTCATGACTGAGGATAGCGATGACTTCACTCTGGTTCATGGCCACCGCCTTTAGCAATCAGGAGAAGCTGCTTGAGCTGATCGCGCTGTTCTGCCGTCAAGAGCTTTACATCGACCTTGGATACAGTCTCCTGGCCATTTACTGTAACTGCTAACTGATCACGCTTTTCACCGTAGTCCTCACGGAAACGACCAGCCACAACCTTGTTATACAGATTGCCGTTAAAGCCTGGCATTGTCAGTCCGCGCTGACCAGCTTCTTCCCACCAGCTCTGCGCTAATTCTCTTGCTCGCGATAAAGCGGTGAAAAAATCATCATGCTCCATTGCCCAGTTCTTCAACGTGTGTCTGTCAACATTGAAGTAGGACGCCATTTGAGCCAGGCTCTTTCCCCTGGAGCCGAGGTCTAATACTGCCTTGCAATGATCTGGGTGATACTTGCTTGGTCTGCCTATTGGCACCTTGAAGGACAAGCCTTCAGCGTCTTGCTCATCAGAGCTTATCGCTGTCTTGCCGGCCTTGTACGTCCTATCG